TATTATTTGTGTAAAACAGTTATTTGCACTTATATTTTATGTAAAGCACTTATTATTTATGTTATTACTGTGCCAAAGTAAAGGTAAAAACTTACAAAAGTTGAAAAATAGTCAGCGTAAAAACTTACAATTTTAAATATAGTCAGGTGGCGAAATGGTAGACGCAAAGCAACGGCAGGTTAAACCGTAATCCGCGCGGGGTTAGCTAAAGTTACAGGTTCAAATCCTGTCCTGACTACACCGTTGCAGTATGGGTAATATAGAAGCTGTAATGCCTGTGGGGAATTACCTCCCTTGATGGGCTGACTGCTAGGAAAGACTAGCATAATTTTAAAACTATATTTAAAGGCAAAAACAATTTGTTAAATGGAAGAATTAAAAAAGCTTGCTGAAGCTTTACCACCGATTAGAAACTTTGACCACTACGACAATCTAAAGGCTCGTTATGCAAACTCTGAATGGCATGGGGTAGATGACTACGTTTCTAGGGTAATGTGTATTGCTAATGAGCGCATTCATAGACAAGTGGTTATCGGTGCAGTAGCGGACAATAAAAAGAAAGTTGGATTAATTGAAAGAATTAAAAACAAATTTAAATAATATGAAAAACAAAACTAAAATTGAGAAGATTAACAACCTTTTGGCATCAGGAATAACCAATAAACAATATGAAGTTGATTTTGATAAAGTAAAATCGGTAGATGATGTATTGGTTATTTTAAAAGCTATGAATTTTACTTTAAATTGGTATTCAGAAGAATGCCCAGCTCAATTCAAAGAAATTTACGAAAAAGGATTTTTAAAAGAAAAGTAATATGACTATAACATTAATAATAATAGGTTACATTTTAAATGTATTCTTAAATAGGTGGTTGAATTACATCATTTATAAAAAATCTGGAACTAAAGCTCCCTTTATTTGGTTTTTATCATTGATAGGAACTGGAACATTATTAATAGTAATTGTTATTAATGACGTTAATAAACAAAATTGGTTTACAGGTAAGTATTGGAAAAAAAAATAAATAAAATATGAAGATTAGACGTTTCCCTTCGGGGGCTGTAAGAAGCGATGATACAGGCAGAATAAGACCTGACTACCTAAGTCCGTATGCCTTAAAATACATTGCTGAATGTTTTAGTAATAACTCTAATGACTTTGGAGCAACAAATTACTTTAAGGGTATTAAGCCAGATAGTGTTTTTGAAAGCCTTTACAGACATCATTTGGACTTGCATGAATCATTAATTGAGGGGGATAAAGATGCCATTAAAAGGCAGTATGCAAGTCTTGCACAAAACTGCATTATGGCCTTACACCAAATTATAATGGAGGAGAAAGGGTTGTATAAGGAGGTGCATGAAAAGACCGAATTAGTAGATAAGGAAGTGGCTTTGAATGGGGTAGTTAGTTCAGTAAATATTTCAGGATGGGCGATGACAAGCACAGGAACTTCATCAACAAAGTATTACTGTCATTTTTCCCCTAGCGTTGTTAATCCAAGTTTTTGTGCTATTTGCGGTAAGTCACCATTGCACCATGAAACAAAATTGTATTGATTTTCATTTGTACATTTGTTAAACTAATTAGCAATTTAAAATACAATAATGAAAAATACCCCAAACCCAGAGAGAGCTTTTAAGAAAAGCTTAAAGATTAACGCTGCTGAAAAAGGTTCTATGAGAGCTGAAAAGCAATCTATTAAAGCAACCATTAAAGGGCAACCAGCAAAGTCGGCATTTAAAAGCAAAGTAGCTGACATTAAATACACTAAAGCTATGCGTGAAATGCCTGCAAAAGCAGCAAAAACTGCTGTTGGAATGGCAAGAAAAGTTTACAAGACTGTTAAAAAAGGAATGTAATGGCAAAGGTGCAGTCGGTAGTTAAGAAAAAGGAGAGTAAAAAGGTTTCAAGACCCGGGGTTCATTCTAAGACTAAGTCTAGTAAATTAAAATCATCTAAACACTATTTAAAAAAGAATAGGGGGCAAGGAAAGTAATGGAAAAAAATTCACTTTGGTCTAATATCAGAAATAAAGCTAAACAGAATAAAGCTACTGGAGCTAAACCTAAAAAACCTACTGCGTCTATGTTGAAGCAGGAAGCTAAAATTAAAGCTAAAACTAAAAAATAAAATCATGAAAAAAACTGATAAGCCAATGCCTAAAATGGCGGTTAAAAAAAGCTCAAAGCCAATGCCTAAATTAATGGTAAAAAAAACTGTGGTTGCAAAAAAAGACAAGCCAGTTAGAACCATTCCACTTGCAGAAGTTAAGGTTACAGCTACTAGATTGAAAAAAGCACCAGAAGCAATGGTTAGATTATCTCCATTTGGTGAAGCTAAGAAAAGCTCTGTGGACAGCTTAAAAAGAGTTGGTTACGGTAGAGCTATTGGAGAAGCGTATAAAAGAGGTACTAATGAAAGGTCTACTTATGGCCCAGAATCTAGCGATGTAATTAAGAAAGCTTTAAACTTGCCTAAAACTAAAAAGAAGCAATAACATGAAAAATCAAGACAAGCCTAAAGTTCAAAAAACAGGAAATATGATTTCTAGAATGAACGATTTTAAAAACATTCATACTGGAAGTGCTAAAACACATCCTGGTGTTTTAAAAGCTAAAGCAGATAAAGCTAAAAGAGATTCTATTCTTGCAGAATATAAGAAAAAAACAGTAACTAAAGTAGTTGCTAAACCTGCTTCTAAGATGATGCCAGCCAAGGTTACTGTAAATACTACTAAGGCAGTTATTAATCCTAAAACTAAGATGGTAACAAAGCCTACTCCTAATAGAATGGATTATTTTAGAAAAAAAGCAGATTCTCTTAGCGAATCAGGTTTTAAAAAATCTATTGATAGAAATTTTATTGGAATGGATAAGGACTTTAGTCAAGCAAAGAAAATGCAAAGTAATGCTTTTAGTGAATTAAAAAAAGCTAAAAAGAAATAAATGATATTTGAGCCATCTAATAGGCTTGAAGTATCTACTCCAAAAGGTGATGGTATAATTTGGTTGGTTACCGAGCTAGGGCACGAAACTGACACATTTTATACCATCATTATTAATGATACGGGTGAGATTTGGCAATTTACGCACAAAGATATTATAGTAAAACCGAATATAACATTTAGAAGATATGGCAAAAACTCCAGCATGGACAAGGTCTGAAGGTAAAGACCCAAAAGGCGGCCTCAATAAGAAAGGCGTAGCTTCATATAGAAAGGCTAATCCCGGCAGTAATCTTAAAATGGCTGTAACTACCCCTCCTTCTAAATTAAAGGCAGGAAGCAAGGATGCTAATAGACGTAAGAGTTTTTGTGCTAGGATGTCTGGGGTTAAAGGCCCTATGGCAAAGGATGGTAAGCCTACCAGAAAGGCATTGGCGTTGAAGAAGTGGAATTGTTAAATAAAAAAGCCTAGAGATTTTTAAACCCCTAGGCTAATTAAGCAACCCACACTACTAGATTACTTGATGAAAACACACTAACAATGGGGATGAGAAACCCCTTGGAAGAAGTACAAATATACAAACTTTTAAATGTTATTCAATTTTAATTCTGTTTGTTCTTCTGGCAGAGGTAAATATATCCCTAAAAACTCCATTGCCCATACTCGAACATTGTCCGTAAACTCCATAAATTCTACTACTGTCAGTTCAGATGTTCCTTTAACTCTATCCAGTACTTCACCAGATGATTTGTCAGCGATTATCTCCCCCTCTTTGTTAGTAAGTGGCACTGTAAGAAATTTCTTCTTTAGAGCTTCTTTAATTTGCTCTAATGGCATACCAGTTTCTTTCGCTATTTCAGAAAGATAAACATGTAATAAATTATTCTGCTTTAAACTTCTTTTTGTATAGTATTTTTCAACTATTACCCATACCCTATCTTTGTCTTTAAAGTCTTTTAGGTCTTCTAAAAAGTTTTTTTTAGATAGGAAATCAAGTTTAGGCTTTGTAGGGTCTGATAAGTTTACAATGGCTAGGTTTCTCTTTTGCATGTTAGTAGTGTGTTTAGTGTGCTTTTCGTCTAATAAATATCTAAAGTATGTCTAAAGAATGTCTAAAGAATGTCTAAAGTTTATCTAATTAATCCTTTGTTTCATGACAACAAAATAAGAGTTATGTCTTGAAATCTCTTCAAGCACCATACGGATTAATTAAAATATTGTTATTTGGTTAGTTATAATTGTAATTTTTGTAGTTGTTTTAACCTTGTAGGCTAAATTTTCTGGCTTAACAAATGGAAGTCTAAGGTCTAAAGAAATTGGAGGAGGCATATCTCTAATTTCTTTTTTAATGTCGCAACTATTTGCTCTTCTGTATTGACCGTATATTCTTGAAGCATCTAATGCGCACTTTTCCCAGCAATGAGCTTGAACTTCTAAGAATAACCTCTCAAACCCACTAAAATCCCCATCAATTGCTTTTTTAAGGCATTCTTCAAAGAATGGATGCTCGGTTATTAGCTTAGATTGCTCTTTTATTGTTGCCATTAAAAAATATTACATTCATTTTAGCGATAAAATTACATTAATCTTTTGTAATTACAAATTTTTCTATAATCTGCTTAAAGCTTACTACTTTTTTAATCTCTTTATAATCGTCTGAAAATAAAATAGTTCCAAAACAATCATCGTACTGTTTAGCACAATCAATAAACAAATCTGGTTTGTTTGGAGCGTATTTTAAAATATTAATTTTATCTCCTAGTTTTATTTTGTCAAGCAAACCCCAACAAATTACTAGCGTTTTGTCTTCTATCATCCCTCAACAAACTTTAATTGCTTATCCAAGCTTATTAACATATCTTCTAAATTTGACCTTTCAATCATACTATCTTTAAGCAATAATCTAAGTTGGGTATTGTCTGATAAAACACTTGAAATATTATCAATAAAGTCAAATAATATTTTTAAACGCTCATTAGCTTCGATTAATTTCTCGCTGTTACCACTTTTCCGTTGATATGAGAGCATTTCATCCTCCATCTTATAAAGTACACCTTTTGCTAATAATAATCGCTTGTGCGGCTCTAATTGAGCATCTCTCTCAAAGATATACATCTCTGCTAAATTTCTGTAATATTGCTTACTTTCCATGATTAAAATGGGCTATCGTCTTGTTTAACTATTTTTTCTACTAGTGGCGGCCTAAATGCTGTGCCTACTATTGCTTTCTCATGTTCAAAAGCGTAAAGGTCTTTATACTCCCCTTCCTCATAATATCGGTTTTTTTTCCAATCAAAAAATAAACTTATAGTTCCTCGATTTGAAACTCCCTTTGGTTTAGCTTTTTCAATGTTAATCAAAACTTCATTATCTCTGTATGGTATTCCATTCTCATCATTCATACCAACTGGTGGCCGCCACATATTTATCCAAGTCATAGCTTTACGCAAAAGAGCCTGACCGCCTGCGGCCTCTCTAGCCATTGGCATTGGATAATACCTAAAACCTTTATCAATCACTATCTGTTGATGTGCCGGATGCAATGTTTGCAAACAATGCTTTTTATTTTTCTTACAATATCTGCGAATATCACTACAAAGCTTTTCAATGTATAAATCCTGCCTTGTTCCAAATTCTGTCATATCATGAATCAATTCATTGTAAGGGTCAGACATTATAATTTTTTCATCTGTCACTAAATCCGTTAAGTCTTTGAAACTATATCCCCTTTCATCCCCATCAACAATTGAAAAGTGTTCATCAATGTAATTTATTGCCTCATAATACCTTTTATCGTCTACGTGGTCGTTTATTGATTTGTAAAAAGGCTTTCCAGTAAGCTTGTGGATTAGTTCTGAATAAATATCCTCTACGCTTCCTGTTTCTGGAGAATAAATCAATGACTTCTTTCCGAATTTAATTGCTTGATTTATTACAAGTTCAAAACAAAACTCTGATTTACCATGATGTGGCGGTGCAAGAATAAATGTGAATGAACCTTGTTTTAAGCTGTAAAGACTATCTAATTTTTTAAATCCAGTATTTTCTCCTCTTGGAATACCGATTTCCCTTAACTCATCTAAGCTATTTTGTATGTGTGTGTATTTCTTTATCATTTTAGTTTGATGCTGGTTTGTGCATAGCACGTAAGTAATTTTCTTTATTTAAATCAGATTCCGATTTCTCTAATCCAACAAGTTCATTATTCCATGCTCTTTGATTTAAAAATGCTGCTGGGTCTTTACGATATTTTTTATTGGGTTCGCTTTGTTTGTATTTTGGAACGTATTCAAAAATTAAGTCGATTTCTTTATTAGACAAATCAGACCACTTGTTCATAATTTTTTCCTTCTCTCCAACCTTTTTGTCATACAAGTTCCAAAACTCCTCAAACACCATATACTCTTCTTCTTTATTTCTTTCTTTATTAGATTTGTCCTTTTGCTGTCCTTGTTGCTGTCCTTTTACTGTCCTTTCTTTATTTTTAAGTGGGTTGTAAAAGTCATATTTACAGATAGTTATGACGAATTGACCCTGTCCTTTTTCTAAAACAATCATGTCCTTGTTTTGTAACACCTTTAAGAACGTTTCAACCTTAGTAATTGAACCCCAATTCCATCTCTTTTTTAAGAATCTAATCGAAGATGGAAGCTGTCCACGACCATAAATAATTTGCTTTCCACCAATCCATTCTGGTTTGTCCTCCTTTTCATATCGTGCAGTTTGAAGTAAATCCATCCATGCCTCGAATCTCGAAAAAGACCTTTTTTCATCCCAAAATTCATGGTCGAAAAGCTTTCTATTTATAGGAATAAAATTAGAATGGCTCTCTGTCTTTTTCATTAATAATATCTATAAGTCTATTTAATTCATTTCTAAGTTCATTGGCATCATCTGTACATAAGAAAATGCATGCATCTTCTCTTTGTTCAATATTTTCTATTCTAATACATAATTCATTTGAACTATTTTTATAAATAGATAGTTCATCTCCAAATCCATTTGTAAATACTTTGTGTACCATTTCTTGTTTTTTTAAAAGTTGTAAAATTCTTATTGCCAAAAAAAGACCTACTTTTTTGCAGTTGATTTATCAATGTACTGCTTGCCTAATAAATCAACTGTCTTGATATTTTTTTCTGCAATCCAATTATAAATTGTTTGCCTTGTTACACCACGAAGTTTGGCGTAATCGGATATAGTAATCAAATTTGATATACTATACGTTGTTAATTGTTTTTCTTCTATTTCCATAGGTCAAATGTAAATACAATTTTACACAATGTCAAATTTATTTTTAAATAAAAAACCGTAACGGTTAGCTACGGTCTTTTATTCTACAAGAATAACAATTAAGCGTTGATGCTTGTTGTTAAAGTTGCAACAGTTTGACCAACTAGATAAGCTCCAGTTAATTCATTGTTCCCATTGTTGTATTTTACTGTAATTACAGATTGAACACCTGGGAGAACCGCTTGCTGACCTGCTGATGCAGATACAACTTCTTGAATGTTTGCTGTGCCCACTAAGAACACAGGACAAGGATTTGCTAACCCAGAGAACGTAGTTCCATCTGGTGTTTGAAGCACATTTACACTAACAGCTATTGCCATGATTTTTAAAATTTAAAAGGTTTATAAACTAAAAGTAAAGATATATGAAAAAATAATATTTTTTTTTATTTGCTATTATCGCTTTAATTATCCATTTTTGTTAAGCGCAAAATTATAACAGTGATAAAAATAAGAGAGAAATTTATTTAAAAAATACCCAACGTCAGAAGCAACTCCCCATGTTGCTGTATGTTTGCGCATCTTTTGGCGTTGGGTTATTTAAGTTATGGCAAAAATAATTATGGCTTCTTATGTAACCGAAACCAATAATCGGTTAGGGTACGCAAAAGACACATTGTTAGATTTACTTGCTACGGTAGATTTTACTAAGCATGAATTATTCATCAGCGACAATGGCAGTTGTCAAGTAATGCTTGACTATTACAAATGGTTTAAATCTCGTTTTAATAATTTATTCCCAAAGGAAAACCTAACTATTTTATTAAACGGTAAAAACTTAGGAACAGCAGAGGCGATAAACTTAGGAATACGCACAAGGAAACCCAACCAGTACATAATAAAAATTGATTCAGATGTTACAATAGAAAGAGAGGACTGGGTTGAGGAAATGGAAGAATGTTTTAATAGATACCCTAATCTCGGAATACTAGGATTAAAGAGAACAGAAGTTATGCAGAAAGCAGACCACGAAAACCCTGTATACAGAACAAGGTTAGTGTCAGCACCGCACGAAAGGGGTCAGAAATGGATTGTATTAGAATTGTGCGATGACATAATTGGTACTTGCACTATGTTTAGTCCAGAACTGTTAAATAAAGTAGGCTATATGTACCAACCTGCTCATTATGGTTGGGATGATGTTTTAATGTGTGTAAGGTCTGATAAAGCAGGGTTTGTAAACGCATTTTTACCAAGCATCCCTATTGTACATTTAGATAATGGCGATGGAGAATACATTAAAGAAAAATGTAAGGAAGCAGAAAGAACAATAGCTTATTTCTCTGAAATATCAGAAGATTATAAAAGCGGAGTACGAGATATTTACTATAATCCATTTGAATAATGAAATTATTAACAGTAGCAACAGACACATCTAACAATAAGTTATTTGATTTAATAGCTTCGGCCGATAAGTTTGGCTGGGGTTTAGAAGTTATTGTAACAGAGTGGAAAGGCTTTGGCACTAAATTGATTGAAATTTATAATCACTTGCAAAAAAATCCTCACATTACAGAGTTTATATTTGTAGATGCTTACGATGTTGTTGCTTTATCTTCTCCGCAAGAGGTTCTTGAAAAAATAAAAGATAGAACAAAGATGCTGATTTCAGTAGAAAAAAACTGTTGGCCAAACTCTGAATTGGCTTCTCAATACCCAAAAACAGATAGTGAATGGAAGTATATAAACTCTGGTAGCTATTACAGTCCTTCTGAATTGTTTATTGATATGATTGAAGCTAATCCCCCATTGTACACAGATGATGACCAACTGTGGATGGCAAATCAATTTTTAAATAACCCAGATGATAAAGTTTTAGATTACAATTGCGAAGTATTTCAAGCGTATTCATTTATTGCTGATGATGATTTTACATATAATAATAATCGGTTAGAAAATTTAAAAACAAAATCAACTCCAATATTTATACATGGGAACGGTAAGACCAATATGGATAATATTTTAGATTTAATATAATGAACGGAAAAAAAGCACGCAAGTTAAAACAAATATCCAATAGGGAATTTGAAACTTCTGATGATAAATCAAAAAGAATGGTTTATCAAGATTTAAAGAGTATGTATAAAAAAGGACATTTAAAATTTGCAAAATGAAAACTGTTTATTATTTAAGCATGGTGGAAGATGATGCCGCCTCTTTTTATAGAACAAATGGTATATTGCCTTTTTTAAATTCAAAAGATATTTCTGTAAAAAATATTTTTAATGTTCAGAAGTCTTATGGATGGGAAAGTCTTATAGGTGCTGATGTGTTTATCTTCCAAAGACCTTATCATGAATATCATGTGAATTTAATTATGATTGCAAAGGATATGGGAATTAGGGTTATATGTGAATATGATGATGACCTTTTAAATGTTCCGTTTCATAACAACGCTTCTGTAACACTAAATGAGCAAAGAGCAAATATAAAAAAAGCTTTAAGTATTGCAGATGAGGTTTGGGTAACAACTCCATCTATAAAAAAAGAATATAGGTTCTTTAATAAGAATATTCATATTATACCCAATGCTCATAATGATTGTCTATACCCAATAAATAAAAAAAGAAAATTCAATAAAGACAATAAGATTGCAGCGTACAGAGGCGGAGCAAGTCACGAAGATGATGTGTATCAGAATATAAATGATATTGTAGAAACAATAAATGAAAATAAGGATTGGGAATTTAGGTTTCAAGGCAGCAGGTTTAATTTTTTAGAGAATAGGACTGGCGATAACCATACTTATACAGACCCTCTTACAATTATGCAGTTTTATCAAAGCTATCATAATTTAAATCCAAGTATAGCATTTTTCCCGCTTCTGAATAATGTATTTAATAATGGCAAAAGTAATATATCTTTTCTTGAAGCTACCTACGCTGGTGCTGCATTTATGGGTAATAGAAATCTGCTCGAATTTAATTTACCCTTTATAATACCTATTCAAAATGGGTTTAAAGAAGAGTTTTTAAAAGTAAAAGATGATTCTTACCGATTAGAAATGTTAAATAACGATTCTTGGGATTGGATATGTGAAAATAGATTATTAAGTAAAGTAAACGAATTAAGAATAGAAAGAATATTATCATGAAACCAAATCTAAATTATGTTTTAATTGCTCCAGACGAAGTAGTTACAAGCTCAATCATTATAACCCCAGACACTATTGCAAAACCATTTACAAAAGGTGTTGTTGTTGCTGTTGGAGATGGCTGTTATAACCAAAAGAATGGGGAGTTTAGACCTGTCGTTGTTAGTGTTGGTGACAAAGTTGCATATACCCCAAACATAGGTTACTTGGTGGATAATAACGGACAAGCATGCGTATTGATTAGAGAAGAGGAGATATTTACGTCTAATGGAAACCCAATAAACGATTGGGTAGGCGTAGAGTTTGATGAAACGCATAACAGAACAGTCAAGATAGGCGATATTGAGATTGCAAGACCAGACGTATGGGTTTATCAAGAGTTTGATGATAAAACTATGTACGAGAATAACAAAGACCTGAAGGCAACAAATCCCCAGATTGCAAAAGTTATTAAGCCCAATAAAAAATATGGTTTGCAAAATGAAGATTTAGTTTTTGTGCATTATTTACAATACGGTACATCTTTAATTATTGACGATGTTAAGTATATACCTTTCCAGACAATTTTATTTAAAATAAACGGTAAAGATGATTTTGAGATGTCAGATAATACATTTTTGGCAAAGCAGATAGTAATTGAAGCTCCAAAAACGTCTTCTGGTATATTTTTAAGTTCTGAAGAAATAAAAAAAGAACCGCTGAAGCTTATTGTGACGCATGTACCTAGAAATTCAAAGATAAATGTCGGGAATACAATTGTAGCTGAAGATAATTACCAATACGAAATAGATATTTATGGAGAAAAATACGTTAAGATAACTCCAGAATGGATTGCGGCAACAATTGAGTAAAATGGAAAAACAAAGGAAGGTTGATGATTCTCAAATATTTAAAGAGATTGCTAGTATATCAAAGCAGTCGCAGGATATTGTTAAGGGGATAGTTCAAGCATATCACGCTATTGTCACTAGAGAGATTGGTGACAACGCTATTGTAGTTTCAAAAAACTTTTTGTCTTTGCATGCCAAATATAGAAAGTCTGGTTTGGTGACTTCTAATGGTGTGAGAATTGAGGGTGGTTATACGATATGCGTTAATCCTTCACTAGCATTAAAGCGTGTAATAAATTCAAAAGAACCATTAGAAATTCCTGTTAAGCTATTTGAAAACCCAGATAATAAAGTCATTAAGGACTTAAAGCAAGAAATAGCAAAATTGAGGATGTCTTCCTTCCATGCCTTAAATAAAGCCGATATTGTAAAGAAAAACTACGAGAAAAGGATAAAAGGTATATATGAGCGTGCAAGCGAAGCTAGAAAACTTACTAAAGCCAAGAAGCTGTCAAGAATGGCTATACAAAGAAGAGCATCAAATCTTTTAAGTAAAAAAGTTGTTCATAATAGGATAAATTCTACTTATTTCCTTGATGCTATTACTTCTTATCCTGTACTTACAAAGTTTTATAAGAAACAGCAGATGTCGATTAATGTATTGAATATGTTTATTATTGTAAATCATTTTCAGTATTTTGAATTAAAAGATGCTGCATTGTTTGGCATCCAATTAAATACAGCAGTAAGGTCTTTAGATGTTTTGATAGAAAATGGTTTGGTTGAAAAATTTAAGAAAAGAACTAATCAGTATGTTGTTAGCTTGGTTGGTAAAAAGAAGTTTAAAGAGTTTGCTACGGTAATAAATAAAGATATGCGTATCTTACTGAATAACTACAAGGATAAATTTGAGGATAAGGAAGCTCCGTTACCCATAAAATCTAAATTATGATAGGGAAAGAATTAGAAATGCTGCGTAGTGGCGTAAAAGATATAGATGCTTACATTGAAAAGCTTGAACATAAAGTTAATGCTATAAATGGCTCAAACACACTACGCTTAATTACTTCAATAGATTCAATGGCAGGCAAGATTGCTACCGATATTGATATGATGGCTAGTGGCCAACAAGATGAAGATGGCAACGATGTGGAAATATCTCATAAAATTGTAGATACCTTTATTAAACTTATTGATAAATCTGACAAGATAAAATCATTCTCTGAAGTAGTTGAAGCTCTAAGAAGCTTAGATGAAAATAAAGATGATGGTTCTGTTGGTGAAAGTATTTTTGAAAAAACGGAGAGAAGGATAAAGAGCAAGTTGAATGGCAAGGCAAATTAAAGTTATGGTTCAGGGTATTGAGTACGTCACGCCAGATGTACCCAAAATCATTAGAGGCAGAGAATTAATGAGGCGTGACCAGATATGGAGTAGAGATACTACATATTTGCAATGGGGTTGGAACACGAACCCAGAGGATGGCTTTGTTTGGCACGAAAAGCCAGCAAAGGGTCAGATTGAATGGTATGAAGCAGAGATAGAAAGACTTCATACAGGGGCTTGGATAATGATATGCGGAGAACCTGTTTATTTTAATAAGTACGCTTATTTCTTTCATCAATGGTTTATGCTTCAAGAAGGTATATACCCAATATTCAAAGATACATCACTAGAATATTTTAGATTCTATCAAATTTGTGAAGATGATGATTTTACATTAGGAGATTGCGGTATAAAGGGAAGGCGTGTTGGACTTTCATCAATGAAAGCATCGATAAACTTACTCATAGGCTTGCTGGAGGAAAACACTTTGCAGGGTATTGTATCAAAAACAGGTACGGATGCGAAGGAAATGTATTTAATGGTAAAGAATGGGTTAGAAAACTTACCAGAATTTTTAATGCCAGACTTAGCAAAGGTTGCAGAAACTGAATTGCATATTGCTAAACCTAGAAGCAGAATATCTACAAATAACAAAACAGTTTCTGGGGATAAAGGTAAAAATAATCGTATCAACTGGTTATCAACTGCGGAGAATGCTTATGATGGTCGTAGAGCAAGAAATATTACCATAGATGAGGCGGCAAAATGGGAAGAAGCAAATGTTGAAATATGTTTAACAAAGATTAGTGAAACCCTAGTTGTTGGAGCGTCAGTAATTGGTCATGTTTCAGTATTCAGTTCTGTGAATAGAGGAGATAAGGGGGGAGATAACTTTAAGCGAATCTGGGTAGGCTCTAACCATTTGGGTAAGCTAGATACAATCGGCCAGACAGAAACACGCCTTAAAAGATTTTTTCTTGAAGGGTATAGAGGGTATTTTGGGTATATTGATAAATACGGAAACTCTGTAATAGAAAACCCAACTCCAGAGCAAACAGCTTACCTGACAAAGCTTACAGACCCAACAACAGGTAAAAAGGCATGCCCTAATCCAAAAGTAGGAGCAAAGCAATACATACAAGAAAGAAGGTCACTTCTATCAAACAATCCAGATAAATTATCCGAATGGATTAGGATGTACCCTTTTGAGTGGCAAGAGGTGTTTAAGGATTCAAACAACATGTGCCATTTTAACTTAAATGAAGTTAATGAGCAGATTTTGTCTATTGAGTTAGAGCTTGAAGGTAAGGGCAAGCAAGAGAATGGTCGTATAGGCGTTTTTAAAAAGACTGATAGTGGCGAAGTTTATTTTGTAGATAGTGCAAAGGGCATGTGGCATATTTTAGAATTTCCTGATAGCGTAAACAAATCTGTTTATAACGGTAGCGTAAAATGCCCTAACAATACAGCATACGGAGCTGCTGGTCTTGATACATTTGCTAATGCTAAACAAACGGTAGAAAAGGGTTCTGATGCTTGCTGTATCATTCATAAAAGATACGATGCTTTAAATCCAGAAGAATCTAATATGCCTGTTGCTATGTTTTTAGGAAGGCCGAAGACAAAGGAGGAATTTCATGGTCAGATTTTTTATGGACTTGAATATTTTGGCTTAAAGATGCTTGCTGAAAGAAGTCCTACTGATTGGGAGGATTATGCTATCATTAAGCGATATGCTTCTCCACTTGAAACTGCGAAGAAGCATGGATATTTAATCAGTACTAAGCGTTCAAATAATTCGGAGGTTTACGGTATTGCGCCACAAGATAAAGAAGCTAGAGAGCAACACTTAACAGAAATGGTAGAGTATGCTTTAAATAATGTACATAAAATTAAATTTTTGCGCTTACTGAAGGATATGGTTAATTTCAATATCAACTCGCGTACAGACTATGATGCTTGTATGGCTTGGGGATATTCATTGATGGGGTTAAAGGAACATGCCTTACCTGTTAAAAAAATGGATAATAGTAAATTAAAAATATTCCATGTTTTCACTAAGCCAACAGCGCAAAAATATCACTAAAACTTATTTTATCTTTGAGAAACGATTTTTATTAATTAATTATGCCTATACACGAATCATCTCTACCAAATACATTAGATTCAGACAAGCAAAAAAACTCTGAAAGTTTTGGTTTTTCTGTGCTAAAATCTTGCTATGAAAGATGGAAATCTGGCTACGGTTCGGAATCGTGGGTAGTAAAAAAGCAAAGGTTTGACTATAACCGTTCTTTTTCTGTTGGTAAACAGCCGATGTCAGAATACAAAGACATCATTGATACTGAAGGCCAGCTGTCGGTAATTAATTTACAATATACCCCAAACCCAATTGCTATACCTTTCTTGAATCGTCTTAAAGACAGATACATGCAAAGAGTAGAAAAGATAAGTTGCGTTTCCATAGACCCCTTCACTCAATCTAAAAAAGAAAAGGCAAAGAATGATGCCCTATTTAAGATGAAGAACAAGGAAGCTATTATGGCTTTACAACAAGAATCTGGCGTTCAACTAGAAGAATTTAAAGATACAGACCCAGAAGATGAGCAAGAATTAGATATTGAGTTTGGCTTTAATTATAAAGAGCGTGAAGAGGTTGTTATGGAAAACCTAATCAATCTTGTTTTTTATGATAACAAATGGAGCAAGGTTGTAAAAGATAGAGTTTTTGATGACTTAATTAATTGTGGCTATGCTGTAACAAAAACATACATAGACCCTAATGGTAAAGTAAAAATCAAATTCGTTAAGCCAGATAATTTCATTACTTCTTATTCTGAATGGAATGATATGAGGGATTGGGAATGGCAGGGCGAAGTAGATTACATGACCATTACCGATATAAGATTAAAGTACCCAAACAAGTTTAGCGAGCAAGAGTTATTTGACTTGGCTAGAGAGCATTCAGGGTTATTTAATAATGCTTTATGGACTTATAATTGGTCTTATGTATGGTTAAATGCTGTTGCAAGGCCTTACGATTCATATCGTGTTCAAGTATGTAATATAACCTATAAAACTCTGTATAATCTTAACTACGAAAAGAAGTTAGATAGATTTGGTAAAGAGATTTTAGACCCTGCAAAAGAATTAAAAGAAGGCAAGGAATACGAAAAGTCTAAGCCATATTACGTTAGCTATACAGGTGCTTACATTATCAATACAGACAAAGTCCTTGAATGGGGATTGAGTAAAAACATGATTAAGCCAGAGAAGAACCTTACGGAAATATCTTCTCCATATACTGTTTACATGTACAACAACAATCAAATGGTAAATACTCCATTGATTGAAACTATGATACCTAGTATTAAGATGATGCAATTGCTTAATCTTAAATGTCAAAATATAATAGCAACAATTGCTCCAGATGGCTCAAATATTGATTTTGCGGGTCTTTCTGATATTGACTTAGGTTCTGGTGTTGGTATTGTTTCTCCTTTGCAGTTATACGGAATTTACCTACAAACAGGTAATATGTACTATAAAGGTATTGGGGATGATGGCGAAGAAAGAAGGCAACCTCCGATTACGCCAAACAACGTAAACTTCTCAAACAAATTACAACAGTTGGAAGCTCAATGGCAGTCTGAATATCAAAAGCTTGTTGTTATTATAGGTTCTAACGCATTAGATTCTGGACAAATAAATAATCAAGCGGTTGGGAAACAAGTATTTCAAGATGCTAGAAAGCAGGGAGAAAGTGCTTCAAATTATATATACAACGCTTACTTAAATATAATGGAGCCTACTGCACAAAAGGTTCAGCAGTTAGGTTGGGATATTTTGGTCTACAAAAAAGGTGGTTACGAAGGGTATATGGCCGCGCTTGGTAATGATAAAGTAGAGTATGTAATAGTTGAATCAACTGATGATTTTGAAAGAGCGCAATTCGATGTTAAGATTGAGGCTGTTTTAGATGATACTGCGCAAGCTATATTGCAAGAGCGTATCAATATTGCATTAAACAATAAAGAGATTACGCTTCAAGATGCTTTACAAGCAGAATCTTTATCTCAAACAAATGTAAAATATGCTTCTTATTTATTGGCCGCAAGACAAAAGAAACGTGAAAAGCAAAAAATAAAAGAAGCTCAATTAAATTCTCAATCAAATACGGAAGCTGCAATTGCTGCTGCAAAAGCAAAGTCCGATGGAGAAATGCAAGTTATTCAGCTTAAAAATGATTTAGAGAAGGCAAGAGAAAATGATAAACTTGAAGCCATGAAGGTTGAAGAGATAACTAAATACTCAAGCATTCTAAAGATAGAGCTTATGAAATCTTTGTTTGCACAAGGAAAGACTATCGAGCAGATGCCTTCAATGATTTTCGATGGAATTGGGTTGGTAGATAAAACTAACAAGCAGTTACTTATGGAAGAGCTTGCTGAAAATGAAAGAGAAGCTGCCGAAATGGAACAGCAAATGGCTGCCGAAGAAGAACAGATGATGATGCAGCAACAGCAAGAGCAAGGCATGATGCAGGAGCAAATGGGTCAAGGCGAAGAGCAAATGGCTATGGGCGAAGAGCAGATGATGGAAGGCGAAGCAGAGCAAATGATGTAAATGAAAAAAAGTTGATTTTTATAGTCTAAGTTTGTAGTAGAGAATTTAAAGACAAATCAAAATGAGTGAAAAAGTAAATGTAGCAAAAACGTGGGAAGACGCTGTTCTTGATAATTTCGATGAACAGATTGTAGAAACCACAACAGAAGGAGCAGAGATTGTTTCTTCTAATGACGATACTCCAGCTCCAGTAGTTGAAAGTACAGTAGAAATAGTTTTACCAGAAGGTGCTACTATTATCGAAGATGAGCCTTCGCAAACAACAGTAGAAGTAGCTACACCAGTAGCAGAAAAGATTGTTGAGAAGTACCCAGAAATGAGTTTAGAAGCTAAACAGCTTTTAGATGCACTTCAAGCAGGTAAAGAAGAAGAAGTTTTCAATTACTTATCTGAAAAAAGAAAAGATTATTCGGCTATGTCGGATTTTGATGTTGTAAAAGAAAACCTTACACGCTCTAATCCTACATGGACTGATAAGGATATCGCTATTGAAATTAAATCAAAGTACGGAAATTTATCGGCTAAAAAAGACTTGACTGAAATAGATGAAGATATTTATCCAGAAGAGTACGAAAAAGCAGTTCAATTTAACGAGCTTATTGATGAACGTGAAACAATACTCGCAAGGGATGCAAGGGAAGCAAGACGTTCATTGGATGAGCAAAAGAAAACCATAGAATTTCCAAAAATAAGTCAAGAATCACAAGTCGAGCCTACCGAAGCTGAAGTTGCAGAAGCAAATAAGCAATGGGAGGAAATGGTAACTAGTGAAGTTCCTAAACTTTCTGATTTCAAGTATAAACTAAATGGCGAGGATGTCGTTTACAAAATTACTGATGAAGAAAAAGCGAGCTTAACTAATACTATGAAAGACTTTAATGCTTCAGATTATTTAACAAAGCGTGGCTGGTTTAACCAAGAAGGAAGCCCTAATATTCTAAAGATTGCCGAGGATGTGTATAAATTAGAAAATGAAGGTAAAATGATTGGGTCAGTAGCAACGCAAATAAAAACAGCTACTAGAAAAGAAGTTATTTCCAGAGATATAAAGAATATTGATATGGATGATAAATCATCATCTGATTTTAAAGTTTCTAAACCATTCTGGCAAGTAGCAATGGAAGCTGGGGAATAATTAACAAAAATAAACTAATTTAAAACCCAACAAGATGTCAGCTTTACCATCAAGTTTTACCACCCCCTCCGTAACCA